TTATAGCTATCTCCTGTCTTTGTATTGCCTCTCTTCTAGCTTGCAATTCTGCTTCACGTTTCTCTTGCAATACTTCTTTTCTTATGCGGAGCAATGAGTGCCACTGGCTTAATCCAAGATTGTTTGTCACCCATTCGCGTAATTCTTCTTCGGCTTGTGCAGCTTCAATTTCTTTCGCCCAACGATCCAACGCCGTAGAAGAGGCGCTTTTACTTGATACACCTTTTTTCTGTAACGTTTTCTTAGCTTGGTCAGTTGCGTCAAAAAATTGCCCTATTTGTTTTGACAAAGAAGCTACGGTACGCCCTGCCGCCAAAGAACTTTTTACGGTGGCTAATATTGTTAAAGGATCGATTTTTACATCCCATCATTGCGGCTAAACTCTACTGTCTTTTCTAAGATTGCCACCCTAGATTGCAGCTTAATAATCTCCATCATATGATAAGCCATGCCGCCCATATCGTCATTAATCATATCTATATCTTCCCAAATCTCATTATCACCATCTTCCATGTCCTCATAGACCTCAGACAATATATCAATAATTTCTTGCAGATTATCAGTATTACGCTGCACATCTCTGATTAGATTTGTTTTATCGGTAGCGTTATTCTCAACAGTTAATATGTTTACCGTTTCTTCAAGGTTAGATATTGTTGATGCTTGCTGTGCAGTCCACCAAATAAAACCGCCGATCTGGGCTATTACAACCCCGACTACAGCAATGCTTACTTTTGGTAGTTTATCACTCATTAATACCCATTAGCTACTAGCTTACTAAACTCACCTGACATTAATTTCTTTTTACAGTATTCATTAAACTCTTCACTGCCTAATTTAGCACCACATTCCTTCATCCACATTTCAATAACAACAAAAGGAATAGAACCTGCAAGCCTCATATCAGACCCATATTTATGACCGTCAATGTTTCGTTGTTTATTAAACTCCAAAATAGGTTCAATGTCTTGACTACGGTTAATTACAACTTTGCCATCTTCATCAAAATATCTGGTTTGAACAGCACTTTGTGCTTCTCTTTGCAATCTTTTTTTAAATTGATCTCTGAGGATATTTTGTTCGCTCATTTTTTAGCTTTCTTTTTCTTTGGCGCTTTGCCACCTTCCCAAGCCTCATTTACATCAGGAGTTGATGGATCGTCACTTTGAACCTGTCCTTTTGCGTTTCTTGCTCTTTTAGGTTTAGATGCGCCAATCTCTAATGCCATGCCTGCTTCAACCATAGCTTGCCCTGTTTCATCATCCAGTTCTATCTCTTGCCCTTGAGCGCATGGACTACCGTTTGCCCAAGGATTTCTTTCTGAAGTTATTTTAATTCTCATGTTGCTCTCCCGTTAGATGATGGGGCATTTCTGCCCCACCTTTTATCTTATGAAGCGTTAATATCTGCAACGATACCATGTGCCTTTTGCGAAGTGACCTGTAAGCCATATTCGCAGGATATTAATCTACGCTCTGACAAACCAGTTTTTGCTAATGGTTCTTGCTTCGCTGTTTGCAAGTAAGCAACCTCTGCATATGATGGATCAAGAACAAGAACATCAGGTGTATAATCTACACTTGATACTGTTCTGACACGCATATGGCGATTAGGCACAATTTCTAAACTGCCGAAGTCGGAAATATAAATATCTACGGCGGCTGTTAATTTTTTCGCATCTACGTCTTGAAACTTAGTTGCGTTGCCTGTGAAGGTAGATATTTTTTGCTTTTGCGCTGAACCACACATAACAATAGTAGGTGTAGCCCCTGCGTTCCAACAATCAGCTATTACACCCTTCAAAAGTGCTTCCGTTATAGGGCGAAGCGTTCCGTCAGTAGCTGCAGCATTCACAGAACCAGCTTCACCAGTACCTGACGTTGTACCATTAGCACCACCAGTACCCCGTGAAACGTTAGAAGTAAGATAGGCAGGCAAACCTGCAGTCTGTCTAGCAGTACCAGATGAACCTGCTGCGGCAGGGACCGATGCTAACAGCATTGCTTCCATGTCTCTCTTAAGTTCAGAAAGCTTATATGCAACCTGTTTTGCTACTGTTTGTGCATTTGCAACACCATTAACAGCTTGGTTAGTAGAAGAAACCTCTACGACTTTAGCTGAAATTTGTGTGTAGCCACCTTTACGAACAGCATTAGTTGGTGCTGTGTTAGATAAACCAACGTCACCCTCTATCTGTCTGTTTGCGCCAGTTGCAGCTAGGTCAACTTCACTCCACTCAAAGTAAGTGTTGTCAACGTTGCGTGTTCCAATAGTAGACATCAGTAATGTCTCTGTTGGAGAAATGGAAGCCATCGCTTCGGATAGATCTTCCCTTATGGTTGAGACATCGTAAGTCTCATTTGTATTGGCAGTTACGGCCATGATTTTAGTCCTCTTGACAAAAGATTAAGATAGTAACCAGTTAGCAACATCATCTGCGCTTCCTGATCGTTTCATTGCGTCTAATGCCTTGTCTTTATTTCTGCTTTGAGCCGCACTTGCAGACCGTTTTGCTGCAGGCTTGACCACAGGCCGCGCACCTTCAGCTTTTTTCTTAGCTGTTGGTTTGTTAGCTTGTAGCTTTCGCCATTTAATAGCATCACTTAGGATCATAACTTCTTCGGCAGTTTGCACAGTGCTGATTTGATCATCAGTCAACTTGTAATGCTCTTTCGCGTTTTCTGTCATTTCCTTAACAAAAACTTGACGCTTTGTTTCGTCCTTAAACTCAGGCATCCATTCAGCTAACCGCATGGCTTGCTGATTTAGACTTTCTGCATGTAAACGATCTCTTTCTTTAAGATCACGTTCTGCAACCCACTTAGCGTTTTGTTCCCATTGTTGACGCTGCTCTACAGCCCTACGATACTCTTCTGTTCTCATATTATACCCTAAAAGATCAGTTTCTTGCATCTCTTGTGGTGGGTATTCTGGGATTACAGGTATAGCACCGTTTTGTACTTGCTCTAACATTTGCTTTAGCACTTGACGCTCTTGAGAAACTTCATTCTGTAGCTGATCGAAGTTCTTACGGTTTTCGGCTACTTCTGTCATTCCTTTTTGGATATACTTTTGTCCTGAGTAGCCCCTTTTCAGTTCATCCAGAGTGACTTCTTGCTCTTGTCCATCGACTTTGACCATGTAAGTTTCTGGTTCGACTGTTGGCTCTAATTCCTCAACATCCTCAGTATCAGGTATTTCATCATCAATGTCTGATACATCATCGACATCAACATCTTCAGCAACTTGCTCTGCAGCTTTGGTTTCTGTGTCCAGAATTGCCTCTACCTCTTCATCAGTTACTTGATCTTGATTTTTAGGCACTTCCATAATCAAATTTTCGGCAACCGCGCCCATGTCGTCACCGTTGATTGGGTTAGTCTCTTCCAAGGTGCTTTCCCTTCATATTAATAAGAGTTACAGCGTCTATATTTGCGTTCAGTAATCTCTCTATTTCATTTAATGCCCTAAGTATGGCGTGAGCATCCTCACGTTGCTCCACCTCTGAGGCGCTGCTACTTGCGAAAACGCTCAATTGCATTTCACGCAAATCCTGTACGGTTTCCTTAAACCGATCATCCTCTAATAATGATTTGGATTTTTTAGCTTTTAATTCAATAGCCGCCAGATCCATTTATTCCACCCATCATTTGTTCATTGTGCTGTCTTACAGCATTTTGCTCTTGCTTAACAGCCTCTACATCAACGGCTGTTCCATATTTGCCTAACAACTCAGCAACTTTAACGGCTAAATCTTGCACCATTTCATCCCTAGCTAAATCATCTTTCATACCTAATTCGTGCATTTTATACTGATTATCCATTTGCATTTTTGCCATATCCATTTGTGCTTTTGTTTGCGTTTTCATAGCTTCAGCTTGCATAATAGCTTGCGTAGGATCTTGCTGTTGAGACATTTGGGCCATCATCTGTTGTTGCTGTTGCGCCTGTGCCATCATTTGTTGTTCTATTTCTGGTGACATTGGCATAAAATGCCTATCAATATTTCTAATACCACCCAACGCCAACATATCTGCTAACGTATTTCTAATTTGTGTTAATGTTACCACACCATTTTGAGGCCCATAAGTTTGGTAAAGTTGCTGTTGAATACCAAACGCTAATTGTAAAGCCGCAGCACGTTCATTTTCGCGGCCTGTACCCAAACCTACATTAACCGACAAATCCATATCCGCAGACCACGCTCTTGGATCTACTGGAACAAATTGACCGTTTAATCGCATCACATCTTCTTTATCTGTATTTTTTACATACAAATCTAACATAAGCTTAAATAGACGCTTCATCCCACCTTCAGCTAGGTTTCTGGCAATAACTTCTGCCTGCCCTGCCTGCCCTTCCATAGAGGCCGCGATACTGGTAGCTGTAGCACTTTTTAGCACATCAGGATTTAAACCCTGTGCCATTTTGCTAACGCCTGTTTTATTATCTACCATCTGATCAAAATATTGTAATGCAGGTAACGTTTGCGCTGCAGTAAAAGGAATTGACATTTCTTGAACCGCATTTGGACTTTTAACTCTGACCACGCGCCCAATTTCGTTGTTTAATAAATCTTCGACATGAACCTGACCATCTAGTATTTGAACCGCAGGATTGTTTGTAAGTGCTGCATTATCCAGTATGCCGCGAAGCATAGATGTTGCTGCGTCCTGATCTGTTATTGTTAAATCAACCAGTGATGTTCCAAAGAAAGCATGTGGTTCGCCATCTACTTCAAAGATTGCATAAGGCGCATGATCTGCTTCATAAAAATTTAAGAGCGTGTGACTAGAGCCAACGCAAAGAAATTGATAAAGCTGTGGAACACCAGATCCCTCTATATCAAGTTCCATATAAGCTGTTGTTAATGTTATTTTCTTTGATGAGCCAGAAATGTTTTCATCTTCACCATCGTCAACAGCATAACCTCTACGCTCAAATTCCGCTTCATCATTTGTAGCCGAATATTCTGTGCTATCCAATCCGCTTAATTCATCAACACTGAAACCCATAGCTAATATATCAGAAACACGCACTTCTGAGGTATGACCGCACACATAAAAATCTTCTATACTCCTTGCGTTTCTATCTACAAAGAAATCTTCTGGCGGTACGCTTTCAATACAAATATCACCATCAGGAATATTTCTAACAAGTTTAACATCGTGTACAGGCATTTCAACTTCAACACCATCCTCACTTAGTGAGGCATTCATTTGCACTTCATGTTCTAAAACTTCTACGTTTTCATCTGAAACAAGCAACGTAAATTCATCGTCTGAAAGATTTGTTAACGTGTGTGTTTCTTGATCCATCATTTCGTTATAATAAACATAAGCTACGCCAGTTTTTTTAACCAAAGCATCTTGGAACACATCGTTAATTAACTTGTATCCATTGTGTTGTTGAAACTTATAATTAATAAATTGTGTGGCTTGCTCTGCCGCCTGCACATCTTCTGAACCTCTAGGTACAAATTCTACTGGCTTTTCTGTTGCTAAGAATACACGTTGTAATGATGGTTTTATACCACGAACAGCTTCACGACATTTAGAAGAAACCACACTAGAGCGCCCATCTTCATGTCCTAGATCACATTCTAAATCATAGTAACGCTGCGCCTTAACTCTTTGCGGTTCTATTTCTGCGTCACAAAAATCAATGGCATCCGAAATTGCTTTGGATACTATGCTTTCGATCTGTGTTTTATCTAGTGGTTCTAACCGCATATTTTATCCTTACATATCTGGAAGTGTGCTTGCGCCTAGCATACGCAATAATCCGTATTCGCCCTGCCTGCCAATAAGTTGATTTTTCATATACTCTTGAACATCAGGTCTACCCATCAATCTACCTTTTGCAAAAGGAACACCGCTACCAAGCAAACCGCCTGCAAGTGCAACATTTGGATCTGATGGGTCTAACATGAAGCCTGCAGCACCACCTCTTAAAGCGTCTTGATTGCCTGCCATTCCACCCGATCTAGGCGCTGTACCTGATTGTGGTAGTCTTTTCATAACAGAAGCGCCTGCTTTAGATAATTGTCCCAAATCTGATTTTCCAAAAAGATTTTCTCTTTTATAAACTGCTTGCGTAGCGTTTGCTAATTTTAATGGGTAGACTATTCCTTCATATAAACCGTCACCTCTTTCCAAGGTTTTTTCAATTGCTATGAAATCTCTGTATCTTCTGTTATTTGCAATAAAAGCTTTTTTTGCTTCCTCTCCCAAGTTGTCAAAAATCATTTGTTTAACAATCGGCAATACATCTCTTGCCAAATCACCATCTTCATTCCCCAAACGTGTATTTTTATTTAATAATCTATGAAATCGTTTAATTTGATTTCCGCTTAAAGATTGTCCTGTTTCGTAGGATCTTTTGAAAGCGTTAAGAATTTGTCCGTAAATAGGTTTTGCAAGCATTTGTGGTTGATTAGACCTATATTCTGTTATTGTTTCTATGATTTCATCAATTTGCTGCTTCGAAGGTACAATTTTTTTGTTACCAGTTGTTTGTAAAGATCCTATAGTATTATCAAAAATCTTACCCATTTCTCTGTAAACACGTTCTAAGTCTTTTTCGTCTGCGCGATCTGACGCAATACCTATTCTTTTAAGCGCTGCTCTACTGAAATTATCGTATGCTTGCTGAGTGTAATCCCTACCTTTCTTCGTTACGCTTTCGTAAGCTTTTAGCTGATCATCATCAAATATTTGACCTGCAGATGGCACTACTTTTTCTTTTTGTAATTTATCTACATATTTTTTCGTAATGCCTGTAAGTTCGCCACCCCTTGGGCTTACCACTGCTTTTGCAACGCTAGGGCTAAAAACGGCTGTAGCTATCTCTACTGGTAACTGCAGGGGAGTGCCTTTAACACCCTTGATTTCACCTGCATAATAAGATGTTACCGCAGGCAAAACACCCATTGTAATAACATTTTTACCTGCGAATGGAAGAAACTCCATTACACGCTCTGACACTTTTGCAATTTCTGTTTGCGGTTCGTAATTCATTACAGATGGCATAAGTTCTTCAGCTTTTTTTCCTGCTTGTGGTTCTGTAAAATCGTATAAATCACCAACAAGAGGAAAAGCACCTCTAAGAGTATCTTTAAATGCGCCCTTAAAAGCGTCTGACGTTGGTTCTCTACCTAAAACATTTTCATTAACAAAATCAATTCCTGCAAGCGCTCCTTGAGTGGCATATGCAGGCAAATCAGCCGTACCTGTGATGCTACTTACAGCCCCTTTTGTTCCTGCCATGCCTATATCTTTTGCAATATCACCGCCCGACATGGTTTCACTAGCAGGTATCAGGCTTTTGTTCGAAAACAAATCAAACCTAAATTTTGTTTCTGCAATATTTCTAACTACGTCTAGTTGCGTTGCAGCCCCTGCTACTCCTTTTCTTGCCGCAGGTTTTACCACTGTATCATGGTATTCCTTTAGCTGTGGTAAAGTCATGTCCTCTAGTTTAATTGTATCTTCAGCCATGTTATTATCCTCTTGGGAACTCTAGCGGTTTATCGTCAAAGAATTGTTTTGCATCATCGCGAAATTTATATGGATCAGAAATATAAGTAACATTGTTTTCTGTCATCCATTGTCGGGCGTATCCCCTTAATTCTTCTTCACGCCTTAACATAGCTTTTGCCGCTAGTAACATTCTTTCTATGGCTCTTGGAGACATGTCTGGATTAGCTGTCATTTTCTGCAAAAACATAACATCAGCGTTTGAAACACCAACACCTAAACTACCACCCAATGAATTAAGTATTTGCCTGTTCATCAAAGCTACAAATTCTTGGTTACTTGCAGGTTCTGCACCTTCTAAACCAAATCTCTGTAAAAGCCCTTTTGCACCTGTAATTAAAGCAGATCCTGTACCTGCATCAAAATTTGGATCATCTATTAAATCAAGCTGCCTATCTATTGTGCTTTTAAATGCGTTAGCCGTATCTGCTTTAGAATATAACTGATTTGTATATGCAATACCCTCTTCAGCCATCATTTTTTCTATTGTAGCACCAGTGTTAATTGTTGTTATGGGCGCTGTGTTAGCAAAAATTTCTGCTTCTTCTGGGGTCTTACCTAATTGATTTATTGCGTATTCGTACATTTGAATTTTTGAAGGTACTTTTGATCCAGTTTTGTTAAATTTCTGATTAAAGTAAATCTTCATAGCATCAGAAACAGACAATGATCTATTTTTTACGGCAGTTAAAATTTGCCCTGCAAGCGCATCTCCTGCAGCCGCACGTTGCTCCAAAGATTTTATTGTATCTGTTCTTTGATTTTGCTGTTGTTGAAATTGTGCTTGCTGTATCCCTTGCTCACGAAGATTTTTTCCTTGACCGTAACCACGCAGAATAAGGCTATCTGCAGCTATACCTGCTTTGCGCAGAGGGCTAAATAATTGTTCTGGGCGTTGCATCCCAAGCGCACCATCTTGCTGTGGGCGCTGTTTTCCCATCAGCATGTCCAGAAAGTTATAACCTGTACTCATTTTATCACATTTCCTTTCTCAGCCAATATAAGCGCCACTGAGTGCATCTAAGCCAATCCTGCAGCAAACTGTAGGTAATTAAACAACCCAGGTTGGAAGCTTGTCTCCTTGCCTGCCATAGTTGGTTGTGCAGAAATAGTTCCCATCATTGTGTTTAAGTTTTGCAATGGTTGACCTGTAAAACCTGCATATTGCTGCTTTCCTGCATTAATAAGATTTTGCATCATTTGTTGTTGCATAGCGCCTTGGTTCATTTGTTGGTTTTGTATGCTTTGACCATAACCAAAAGATTGCGCTCCAAGATTTGCCAATTGCCCTGCCGCGCCCATTTGTGCGGCTCTATCTGACTGTGCAGCGCCTAATGCTGTGTTAAAACCTTGTTGGTTTAATCTAGAAACTTGGTCTAATGCTTGTTGATTAAATCCTTTTAATGCCTCTGCCTCTGCAATTCCTTGTCTTGACCCACCAAAAGCCCCTGCGCCTTGCGCTTGTGCGCCTATTTGATTTAAACCCATTTGCGCTGCACTGCCAACGTCACGAATGGTAGCGTCAACTACTTGTTGTTGGTATGGGTTTTGGTATGTAGCCATTCCTTGCGCAGCTGTTTGATTTAAACCTTGCGCTGTTCTGCCTAATGCACCTAACTGTGCTGTAGAAGCTTGGGTGTACGGATTTGAAGCCGCTTGTACCATGTTGGGATTTGCTGAACCTGCCATATTATTTACCGCCTCTTCTACCTGCGCTAGTCATTTCTAACGCTACTGGTTGACTATCAGGTGCGCGACTTCCCATTTCACCTGTAACTGGATCTATTCCGAAACTTGGTATATATTCTGCCGTTGCAGGACTAAACATTTGCAAGTTTTGCCTTGCCTGATCATAAACTGGCGCTGAAGAATACCCTATTGCACCGCCTGCATTTACTGGTGTCGGCATATATCCACCTTGACCACCCTGCATACCAAAAGCGTTCATAGCATTTTGTTGATTTTGGAAAGCTGCTTCTTGCATTGGACTAAAGGCTGCTACGTCTGGCCCCCTGTATTCTGCGTAAGGCATTGCCGCTGCGTCTTGCCCCATTCCAATAGACTGTTGCAATGCAGTCTCAAAAAATTTCGGCATTGTTGCATCATTACTTTCTCTGCCACCTTTAGCCATTTTTAAACTCCTTTAAGAAACTAACGTGCTGCATTTTCCAATCCAAAGGTGCTAAAGGTTTTTTCCAACCTATGCGCCCTGACATTGTTGCGGCACTGCACCCATGCTGTTCTGCCCATTTTTTTACATCGTTGTCCATATCTAATATTTGATCCAATTCACCGCCTGCTAAAAATATGTTTAGCACCTTTTTTCTAGGATATACCACAATCTCTGTAACAATGCACCCCCTGTCAGCCGCCCAAAGCTGCATTGTACCTTTGGCTATACTGTCAACAATATCATCCCATTCATGTGTGCCGCCAGTATACACCAAAGCCGCCTCTATCCAAGGGCGGCATTTTTCTAAGTCATCATTTAATATTGTATCTTTAGGCATTTAATATGTAGACAATGCTACCCTCTTCCAAATTGCTGCACTACCGTTATATGTGCTAGTGCAAATATAAATATAGTTTGTGTCCCAAGCTATCATGCCTGCACCATCACCTGATGCACCAACACTAGAACTAGGCGTAGTTTGCTTCATAGCAACTTGCTTAAATGCGTTTTGCGCCGAAACAACAGGGTAGTTATTTTGCTCATCCCATAAAAAAATACCATTATCTACTGGAATATCACCAGACTGTTTAAAAAACAATTTACCAAGATTTCGCTGAAGAAATAAATTAAGTTCTCTTCCCCATTGACGAACGTCATTTCCAATAACTGGCGGTGTAACAGGCATCACCTTTTACCTCCTGCAATTGTATCTAATCTCATTGTACCAACACGCCAATTTGTTAATTGATCACCTTCAACTCTCATTCTAACTTGCCTACCAGAAAACCTAACTGATGTTGGGTTGCTAGGATTAAATGGACCATGTGTTGTTTCTGCGGCGTTTGGGTAAAATCTTGTTTTAAATTTTAAATCTACATCGCCTTGTGTTTTTTCATCAGGAATAACGTCAATAACTTTTGAAATTTGGTCACCGTTTGCTATAGAAATAGGCCCAGTTTCACAAAATACAGAACCGCTATCGTAATTTGTACCGCTTTCATGCTCAAATAAGTCTGTATCACTGTCGTGACCTGTTAAATAGGGGCGTTGAAAAACACCTCTTGGCGTTCCCGATGTTCTTGACAGATTTCCTATAAGCCAATGACTTTCTAGTAGGTCTATTGCAATATACCTATCTATTTCAGTGCTTGTAGACGAAGGGTAAAACCACCAAACTTCACTAAATTCTACGTTATTGAATGCCCATATTTTGCTTTGTTGGTTTGTGTTAATATCGTCAAAAATGTAATCGTGAACTTCACATGGTATCTCTTTAACTGTATTACCATCAAATGCAAAAAATCCTCTTTGACCCATCCAAAAAACACCCATGTCAGTGTCAACAGCCGAATGCCTAGAAACAGCGCCACAAGATGTGCCAACCCTATTAAAACCATAAACATAGGGTGGCCCTATATATTTTGCTGAATGAGCATCCGTGTCGGTAATTATAAGCGTCTGCCCTCTTGTTTTAAGCGCTTGCATAATTTGACCAGACGTTTGCAAAGTAATGTCACCTGCTTCGTTAGTTGCTGCAGGTGTCCAAGTTGTATTATCTTCTTTATCGCACCATTGTACTTTTCTAGGGTCTCCACCTGCGCCAGTTAAAAATATAAACCTCTCTTCTGTAACAACCAAACCTAAATTATTGGTTGGCGCGTTAGATACCACAGCCGCAACAGAAGATGACCCAAGTTGCCATTCTACTAAATTTCCTGTGTCGTAGTGAACACCCACAAGAAACTGACCGTAATTATCAAGGCTCCATGTCGTAGCCTCAGAATAAGTTCCAGTAGAAGGTCTTGGCGTACCAAAGTATCCAGTGCCGTACGAACCTCCACTAAAGCCCAAATTTTGAGCCGCATCTTCTCTGCCTGTTGACATAACAGTTGGCGTTATTGTGTAACAAACTCCACCATCGGTCATTGCTGTTAATTCGTTAAAGCTGCCACCTGCAAAATATGATGTACCGTTATTACTCTCCCAAGCGTGTGCGCCTCTAACTGGGTTAGTGCAAAAACCTACTTTTCTTTCCTGCCAACCGCCAATCGGACGCAACGAACCATCGCGCCACCTTACTAAAGAACCATCGCGCCATCGGTTTGATGCATCAAATTCTGTTCCGTTTCTGTAGAACCCTGCTTTTAGATTTAAAGGAACTAACGCCATTGCGCACCTACCATTACAAATAATCCGTTCTGACTTGAGCCAACTGCCCCTACTGGGTTATCGTTTGTTACCGTGTAAGTAACGTTACCTGATGATATTCCTGCTTTTCTTACCGAAAAAGTTGAACTTCCTGCACTTTGAGCATCTGTAAATATTGTTGCGCTTTGATTAACTGTATTTGTTCCAAGGTAAGAACGCCCTGCGATTATAATTCCACCACCACTACTTTGACCATTAAATGTAATGCCATGCGAAGTAGAAGGGCTGCTTACGTTATCGGTGCTTACTGTTATTGATGGAGTTGAACTAACAAAATCTTTTATTTCAAAAGCTGTATATTCTGACGGCCCTGCGCCAGTACCAAACCCTCCACCAGATATTGCTAAAGCACCAGATGCAGTTGTTTCCTTATAGAAAAGGGCAACATTGCCGCCCTTATTGCCACTATCTATTGTTTTCAAATCTATTGCTTTTGTTAACGATGATCCACCAACCGTAACAGTGCTTATGGGCGTTGATGATGTGGTTTGCTGAGAAATTACGGCAATAACTATAATTTTATTTCCGCTTGAAAATGTTTGCGTCCCATTTGGAAAACCACTAGTATTTGTTGCATCACGCCCTATAAAGGTAACCACAACAGGAATATTACTAGCGCCGTACCATTCTCTAAAACTCATATTTGTGTTTGCTGACTTACCAATAAGACCCCTTATATCGCTGTCATTTATTGACGCTAAACTACCAGAAGAACCACCTGCTTCTACATGAATTTGATTTAAGCTTATTGAAGATGGGCTATTTGGCAGAACCATTTTTAAGTTCCTCAACTTGGGTTTTTAAATCTTTAATGGCTTCAACCAAAACGCCTACCAAGTTACCATATGCAACCGATAAGTACTCACCGCTAAAAACAGCTTCTGGCATTACTTTTTGAACTTCTTGAGCAACTACACCAGTACCTCTTTCACCATCTTTGTTAAAAAATACACCACGCATTGCCGAAACTTTTTCTAATGCATTATCTATTGTGCAAATATCTGATTTTAATGTAGCGTCTGAATATGCTGTTATGTTACCTGTTGCTGTAAAATTTCCGCTAGATGTGTCAAAAGTAAACCTGTCAACATTACTTGAAGCACCATCACGAATTTTAAAATCATAATTGCTGTTTATATCTAGGTTTAATTGACTGCCAGAAAAATATAATTCTGCATCATCACCTGTGCCAAAATTGGCATTTATATTGTCATTGTACCGTAAGGCACCTGTCATTGTGCCACCAGTTTTTGCTAACTTTGCATCTAATTGTGTTTGTATATTACTGGTTACGTCATCTAAATATTCATATTCTGCGGAGGTTACACCTGTTGCGCGTAAATCTTTAGCGTAATTTAAATCGTCTTTATCACCAGTAAATCCTTCAACTTTATTAAGTTCTGCAACTGTTGAAGTAACATTTGCACTATTGATAGTAAGAACCGTTAAATTTGGTGCTAACGTTCCCGATGTTCCATTAGCTGCGTTTACTATCGTATCTAAAGCCGTATTTATTTGTGTTCCCCACGTTCCCGAACTACCGCCTACCGTTGGTTTTGTTATAGAAATAGCCATCAAAATTTCCTCATTTTAATTACCTTAGCATTTTAAGCTGCATCAGTCCATATTGCTGGTGGTACAAAAGGACTAAACCAACCTTTGATTTTAAAATCTTGCATTGTTAAAATAAATTCTGCCGTATCAACAACCATTTTTCTGGTTACTTTTAATGATACTGTTTGACCAGAATATGTAAAAACCCCTGTTTCTGGGTCAATTAGAAAATGAAATGTAACTGGTTGACCAGTATAGGTAAACGTACCAACAGGGTCACCAAGCGATATATGAATTTCGTAACTTTGGTCTTGCCCTGTTATCGAAAAAGTTCCAACATCTGCTGTTAAATTGAAACCGCTAAAAAAGTCAAAAGGTTGTCCGTTATATGTGAACGTCCCAACATCTGCAACTAAGCCTTTGCCAAGAGAGCCAACAGCATTTTGCCCAGACAAAACAAAAGCACCATTTAAAACATCAAAGTGATAGCCGTTTAAAAACTCTACAGCTTGACCACTTGTTACAAAGGTTCCACTTGGGTAAATATCAGTTATAAGTTTTGCAGCACCGTGCATTGACAACGTAAAAGTGCCATGCGTAACAACCATAGAGAAATTAGCGCCACCACTAGAACCTAACGGCCCTGCGCCTATTGGCCCTGCTGCAATAGTCATAGCTTATTCTCCTTCTAAAGAAGCCCTCAGTTCATCGCAATAGCCTTGCATATCTATAAATACAGCATATGAATTTACATTATCGCTTTGCAAAATATCTTCGGCTGTAACTTTATGAACAAAAATATTTGGACCATTTTCTTCTAAATGCAATTCTGTAACACCTTCGCTTTTTATTTCGGTAAGCAAGTTATCAAGTGCTGTTTTGCGGCTTTCGCTAAAAGCTGTATCCGTTACATCAGTAGTATATTGCTCTGTGTCAGTTGTTAATTCAACCGCACCGTTTGTTTTTAAATTAAAAGCCTTCATCGTTTATGCTCCATTTTATGCCAAAATAATTTTCTATAACCGCTACTAAATTGTGTCATTAACCTGTTTTGTGTTTTATCTTGTTTTTGTTTATTTAAAACTGCAACTTCTAATTTTAATGTTTCTCTTTTAAATGGTATAACTTGAATAAGTGGCGTTCCTCTTGGTATAAGAAATCTACCTTCGCCACCTGTCCAGATA